GGATTCATGCTGATAAACCGTAAAACTCTTGAGACATTGAGGGACAAAGGGTTCGCGAAACGGTACATCGTGGATGGAACGGACTCAGTTGAGCATGAATTTTTCCCGTTAGGCGTGTACAAGGGTCGCTACAGGAGCGAGGATTGGGCATTCTGCGACATGGTTCACCTCGCAGGCATGAAGGTCTACGGGGACACAAAGTGCGTGGTAAGACACGTAGGCAGCGCGATCTATCCTCTGGATCAGGTCCAGCAGATCGAGAACCTGCGAAAGATAGTCGGGAAACTGAGAGAAGCGGGAACGGCCGTACCGAAAGAAATCATCGAAGCACTTTATGCTGGATCCTAAACTTAAGGCCGAACTGGACAAGATCGTGCCAAAGCTCCGCTCATGGCAAGGCAGAGCACTTCGCCCTTACCGGATGGCGGAATTGATCATGCGAATGGCTCCAGCACCGAGGGTGATAGTTGAGATAGGCGTTTACGGAGGCGGCTCACTCATCCCTCAGGCAATCGCTTTGAAGGCTCTTTCATCGATGATGTCTCCTGATTTTGCCGAGTTTGCCAGTTGCGCTACTGGCACAGCAGCGAGTGATTGGGGAGGTCAGATTTACGGGATCGATCCGTACAGTCTGGAGGTGATCGGGGAAGGGTTGTCGGAATCGGATACACCGCTTTACTGGTGGAAAGATCAGGATCTGAAGTGCATCAGGGAGGAGTGTCTCGATTGGGTCGAGGAGCTGGGCCTGAGGAAGTTCGTGACGATGATCCTGGCTGAATCGAGCCAGTGCGTGGGTCTCTTCCCGAAACGCAACATTGACATCCTGCAGATTGACGGATCTCACAATGAAGCCTCTGCATTGTACGACGTGGAACAGTACGCCGCCAGTGTGAGGGATGGGGGATATGTTTGGATGGATGACACTCATTTCCCGAGTATTCAGGCTGCGGTGCAGCGTCTGGAAGAGTTCGCGGACATAGAGGAAGACTACGGCACCTACAGGCTTTACAAGGTCAGATGAATCCGAAACTGAAGGCTCTCCTGGAGTACGAGCCGGATCACCTAGCTTGGCCTGTCCCAGACAACATCTTTCATAAACTGGAAGACGAGGATCTGCTGCACTACCTGAAAGCCCGTAAGCTGAGAATAGAACGCGCTTTAGCTGATCCGTTGCGGTACGGATACGTCCCTAAAATCTGGGATGTAGCAGAGCAACAGATCGCGGAGTTACGGAAGAAATTCCCGAAGGGTGTGATTAAGCTCTGCTTGTTCGGGGGCAACAGATCGAGCAAGACCAGATTTGCTGCTAACCTTCTAAACAGGTCGTTAAAGGAGCGGGAAGGGGTGAGATGGTGGTGTTGCGATTCAACAGAGGCACAGAGCCGCGCAAATCAAATGCGGCTCATTATGGAGCAATTTCCTCCTGAATGGAGGAATCTGGCGCGGGACGAGATCACCGACATCCGGTATTCGCTGTCAGACGGATTCCCGAAGAACACGTTTGTCCTGCCAAACAAGAGCGAGTGCAGTTTCAAGTTCTATTCGATGGATGTCGAGAACCTGCCTGGGCCGGAACTGGACGGGATCTGGGGAGACGAACTGATCCCGCTGCCGTGGGTCGAATCATTGATCTATCGGCTTGCCAATCGTAACGGACTTTTTCTGATCACGTTCACGCCGGAGTTCGGGTGGAACGAAACCTTCGGCCACTTCTACGAAGGGGCACAGACGTTGCAGGAGACCGATGCAGTGCTTCTGCCGAGGTTCGACGGAAAAGGACAAAGGATCGGGTTCGAGAAGGTGCCACGGGTCATGCAATGCGCCGATCCAACAGCACGAATAGTTTTCTTTCACACAGCAGACAATCCATTTGGAAATTATGAAGCAATCGTCCAGGAAGAAAAAAGCAAAGGCAACAACAGAGACTCAATCAGGATCAGGGTATACGGGATCTGCACAAAATCGCACAAGGTCGCGTTTCCACTTTTTAACACTCAAGCTCACGTTATCTCAACTTCGCAGTATCGAAAAGTACTCGAGGATAGTCCCGATGGAGTCCGATACCATCTCGTTGATCCTTGTGACGGACGGAACTGGTTTATGTGTTGGATATTCTGTCCACGACTCGATCACTGGATTGTGTATCGGGAGTGGCCCAGCACTGGGGACCGCTCGGCTTATATCAAGGGAGTTGGGCTCCTCGGTCCCTGGGCAGTCAGTGGAGCAGCCGCTGATGGAGTTAGGGGAGACGCTCAGGACACCTTGGGTTTCTCGCTTGAAAGATACAAGGAAGAAATCGAAGACAAAGAAACCGACCAGGATGGAATACGCGAGGAGATCTTTGCGCGATACATAGATTCCCGTTACGCCACCTCTCCTCACACAGGCCGCGAGGCAGTCACAACACTCCAAGAGCAATGCGCTGAGATCGGATTGGATTTCTTGTGCATGGTTGCCGAAGCGAAGATCCTTGGTACACGTGACGGTTCAATCGACATGATCAACTCTGCGTTACGCTACGATCCAGACATTCAGCTTGGGAAATGGGACAAGGCACGCGGCAGGCTTAACCAGCCGCAACTGCAGGTTCTGGAGACTTGCCCCAATACGATCTGGGCTCTCGAACATTGGACAGGGGAGGATGGACAAAGAGGTGCGTGCAAAGATCCAATCGATGTTGTGCGCGGTGCGTTCCTCTCACAGATTAATTTCATCGAAGCGACAATGAACAGATTTGTCGGTGGCGGAATCCCTCGGTAAAATTCTGATTGCCACGCAATAGAGCGCGTGTTAAAACGTCTTCTAAAGTGATCGGAGACTAACGAGCGATGGCTGGAGGAGGATCGACAGCACCAGGATTGCCGCAGCAGTTTGACGGATTGAGTCGTTTGGTCCCTGGTTCGCTTACGTATGGTCAGGAGATTGGCGGCGTTGACATTCCTCCCGCTGACATGGGTGATCCTTTCGGGACACCGCCTCCGCCTTCAATCGGAGACATTCCAGGTGGGAACATACCGCTTCTACCGGAGGTGCATTACATCGGCACACCACCTCCTAGCGGTGGCGGGATCCCAACGATGCCTCCGGTTATCGTGAGCGGAGTTCCTCCTTCGCAAACTGCACCGAGCGGAGGGACGCATTATCCGGCGCAGTCGTACGTTGGCATGCCACCTGGAACCACGGCAGGACTCGGATCATTTGGCGGAGGCACGATTGGTCGCCCAGGCTGGCAGAATGCTATGTTCCACGCAATCTGGTCAGGGAACCGACCATTGCCGTATGACACTTGGCGAGCTAATCAGGCGTGGCAGAACTATCAGGGGAGCGTTCCGTTCAAGTGGAACACTTCTACAGTTGGTCCCGTGACTCATCAGAGCGGGATTGGCGGGAGCTACCAGAACTACCTTGATTTATGGCATTCATTGCGTCTGGCTTCTCCACAGGCAGCGGTAAGAGCCGGAGTGGGAGATGTGAGCGTAGGCGCAGGGGGAGGCGGAGGACGGATGACAGCAGCGAGGTGACGAATTATGGGCGGAGGAGATTCAAGTAGCAGCACTGGGGCACTGCAGTACTACAGTACGCCGCAGGGAGCCTACAATGCTGCCCAGACTCAGATGTATGGGCCACCGTGGTACCAGACTGCAGCTGGGTATGGTGGGATTGCAGCGCAGGATATTGGCAGGGGGATCAGTGCAGGCTCACAAGGACCGATTCCCAACTATCAGGCTCCCAGCCCGCCAGGAATGACTCCGATAGACGCTTACCAATATCCGCCGCAGCAGATCCCGCAGAACTCGGTTGCTGACGCTCTATCGAGAATACTGGGAGTATTCGCGAGGTACTAAAATGGGAGGAGGGGACAACAGGCAGTACGGAAGCCCGTACGGAGGAGCCTTAATCTCGCGTACGCCACAGTTTCAATTTGAGCCTGTCGATTACCAGGAGACCACCGAGAAAGCGCAGGCTAAGGATCGTCGTTCGAGCGAGGACGTGAGTCCGGAGGAAGACATTCAGATGAGGGTATTCCAAAGGATGATCAACGACATTCTGAAGAAAAAGATCAACCTCGATCAACTTCGCAATCTGCCTGACATGAGCCCTGCAGATGGATCATTGCCCAACCTGAACTGGTTTAATCCGTACGCGTAAACATGGACGAATCCGACGAGAGTTTGGAGCAGATCGGTGGCGAACAAGAGCCGGATCTGCAGAAGATCGCCAACGAGATTAATCAGGCCAACTCCGATGCTGGTATTTACGGACCTCGCATCGCTCAGTCTCGCTCATGGTGGCAATGTGAGTGGCCTGGGCTGAGTCCTGACGGCAGGATGTGGCGCAGTTGCACTGGACGTGAATCTTTCCCTTGGGATGGCTGCTCCGATAGCAGGCCGCGCACTGTGTCAACGATCATCCAGGAACATACCATGATCTGCCTTACGGCTTTCTGGTCCGCAAAGGTACAGGCAAAGTCGGCTCCAGGGAGACAGTTCGCACACGGTCGAGAGGTTAATCTCACCCAGAAGATGCTGAACTGGTGCGTGTACACCCAGATGAAACGGGAGCTGTTGAGCGAGCTTCCTTTGGCATTCAACTGGAAGTTTGGATATGGCTTGTCCTTTATCGGAATTGAGTGGGAGCAACAACGGGAACTGACCGAGGTACCAATATCGATGGAGGTACTTTCGGCTCTTTCACAGGCAATGGGCGTAACGGATTTGGTGCCATCGATCATGGATCGCAACCGGAGCAGTGACGGGGGGCTTATCCGAATGCTGCAGATGATCTCCCCGATCCTGCCTACCGGAGACGGCAGCAAGATCCTGACTCAACTTCGGAACACAGGATCTGCAGCTATTCCGGTAGCTACCATGAGGGTCAACAAGCCGAGGTGGACAGCCTTGAGGCCTTTCGTTGACCTATGGTTCCCGAGCGAGACAGTTGACATCCAACACGCTAGATGGACGGCAAGACGCGAGCTGGTAAACGAAGCGGAGCTGACCGACCGAATAGCTACGGACGGGTACGATGACAAATTCGTGGCAGCAGCTCTTGAGCACAAAGGCCAGTTCATGGGCATCGTGCCGCAAAACAGTTATGCAACATACTCAATCGGCAGCGACAGGGATATGGTCGAGCTATTTCACTTTCGAGCACGTGTCCTGGATAACGGCGTGCCGTGCCTGTACAAGACAGTCCTCAATATGGCAGTCATTGGAGATAACCTTTACGCCTGCCACCGAAAAGATGAGTATGAGCATCAGCAACAGCCATTCGTGGCTCTCAGACGCAGAGGACCATTTAAACCAATCTTATCCGCTCAGGGAATAGCCGAGGAAGCGTACACCGACGAGATCGACATCAAGCGGCAGCAGGACGGTTTGAACAATCGCACGGACATTATTCATCAACCGCCGATGATCACCACGCCCAATCGGGCAAATGCGTTGGCTAACTCTTACGGTCCAAGGTCTGTGATGACATCACTTCGGCCTGATGCAGTCATCTTTCCTCCCCTTCCGCCAATGGATCAAACTCCAGTTCTTGTGATGCAGTTCGTAATGAGCCGCCTCAACCGCAGGTACCCGACCACGAACGCTGGCGACGTGGATCCGCAGCTTGTCGGCATGTACCGCCAGCACTTGGCTACCGAGATCCTGAGCGAGTTGGAACTGGCCTTGGAACAAACTTTGCAACTTGGCGACCAGTATTGGACCGATCAGGAGTGGATGGCAGTCACTGGGAATCCGAAGCCGCAAAAGAGCGAGATGGAAATTCAGCAACAGTACTCAGTGACAGCCACCGTAGACATGAGCCTGATCGATCCTGAGACTTCAAAGGCCAAGCTCGATATGCTCGCTGCGTTGATGCCGTTCAAGGATGCTGGCGGAATGATCTTTAACGCCGCAGCGAACATCGTTGACACCGATCTCGCAGATCAACTGACACAGGATCAGATGAGCCCGACTGCACTGAAGCAGGAGACCGATGACGAGTTTAACGCGTGGGGACAGATCGGCGGAGGCATCGTTCCACAGAAACCGATGATGGCGAATAATCAGCTCCGGCTGCAAACCATTCAGCAGCAGATCCTCACACAACCCCAGGTGCAACAGAGGATGGCAATGGATCAGCAGTTCGCGGCTCTCGCCCAGGACAGGATCCAATTCTTTCAGAATCAGATTCAGCAGTACCAAGTGAATCCCCAGATTGGCCGCGCACTGTCAACCCAGCCTTTCACGCAGGCCCAGGCTCCCAACGTGACTAACGCGCAAGCAGCAGCGTAATGCCACTCTTTCCGAGCGCAGATAAACCGAGAGTGATAGTGCTCGACGCTCCTCGACTCACCGAGGATCAGATCGCCAAAGCATTGCAGGGCAGCAAAGGTGCGCTGTGGTATCAAGCAATCGTGAGTAAGATCGAATCTTTGCGCGAGGAGAACCTGATCGGAGCATCGCGCTCCGCTTCGGCTGGGAATCAGCTTGCGATGGCAGGAGCAGTCAACACGTACGAGGCGTTGACAGGATTACTGAATGAATTGGACGGTTACGTGAACCGTACCGAGTAGGCTATTTTTTCTTCGCCTTTGGAGCTGGAGCGTCTTCGTCCGGCTTCCAGTACAGCCCCATGGTTTCTGCTTCCGACTGGGTTAGCCATTCCTTCACCTCTGGAGAGGTCTGGTAGAGTCGGGTTGGGTTCAGGCCTCCCTCCCTGGCTTCGCCTTTGATCGCGATGCCGTGCAACGGGTGCTCCGGTGGCATGTCAGTGGCTTGTTCAGATTGAGCTTTTTCTTCTGCAGTTTTTGGTTTAGTTGGCATGTCCATGGTTTTACTCCTGAAACTATGAATCGGCAATCAAAGATTGAACGGATGCAGCGAACTCGGGTCGAATAGAAAAGTGAATGAAACCGAAAAACAACAGCAGTACCAAGCTTATTTCAGAGATGTCCTGCCAGCAGCCATCAAATCAATCTTCCCAAACGTCAGCAAATCCTTCGTTGAGGCTAACCCTCAACTATTTGCCAGCCAGCTTAAACAAGACATTCGGCCAGCCGTGGTGGATCCGGCACCGAGAGAAGCAAAAAGCGATGCACGCCCTATCGTTGGCATTGTCATGTACCGTGTCCGGCTTCTTGATAAGGACAACGCTTTCGGAGCAGCAAAACCGCTTACAGACTGCCTATGCAAAGTCGGTCTCAT